GATAAGCAATCAGGCTGGTTCCCTCTTTTTCTTTCTGAAACTGAGCCATCATGACGGGAGCTGAGGCACCAGCGGTAATCAGCGCCAGCATGGCAGCACTGAGTTTTGTTTTCAGGTTTGCCATGTTCAGTCCTCGTCGCGCCGCACCATATTGTGTTTGCGGTCCCAGATTTTGAATCCGACATTGATCAGGCACGTCACGAATGCGAAGAACAGACCGCCAAGCACTCCAATTGCGGTCCACTGTTCGGGAGTAAACGAATTCAATAGGCGGTAGAGCCAGAACATGGAACTGCCACCAGCAGAACCGTAGGCTATACCGGTAGTTAGTTTGTCCATTTTCATAGTCTCCCCCTCCGGTCTGCCGGTTGGGTGCGTAGTAGTGAGGTATTTAGCGGCTCAGTCCGTTTGCGAAAGGATGAGTGGTTAGCTGATTGACTGGCCGCCAAAACGAGAAAAGGCCACCAAATTGGCAGCCTCAAAAACGCAAAAACCCGCACATTGGCGGGTTCAAGTAACTTCTGTAATTAAAGATGTAGTGCCTGCCCCACCCGGCGCTTATCTCCGGCACTCGTAATGGCTTAGCTCTTGAAGGGGCGAATTCATCATCTCAGATTAATCCTGATGACATTTAACAATATTTGCGAATTTAACCATTTTTAGACCAATAAAACACAACATTGTGATCTAGCCCGAGAAATCAGTGACCATGGCAAGGGCCGTTGGATTGGACATGATAAACCCCTTATCGCTGTTATTGTCCTCCACGAATCGAGGGCATAAAAAAGCCCCAGACTATGCCGGGGCTGTAATGTGTTATGAGGTATTAGACTGTTCAGGGAATATTTCTCCCAACGTCTGGTTATACCGTTCCTCTTCGAGTTCCACGCCCAGCGCGAAACGTCCCAGCTTGATGGCTTCTTTTATCGTGGAACCTGATCCCATGAAAAAATCAGCCACTACATCACCCGGTCTACTGCTGGCGTTAATGATGTCTCTCATCATTTCGGCTGGCTTTTCGCACGGATGTTTACCGGGATAATACTGAACTGACTTATACGTCCACACGTCAGTAAACGGAACGAGACTCGTCACTGTGAAAGGCCGCCTCAAACGCTTTAGCTCATCCACCAGATCCGCATAACGTCGGGATAATGAATGATATTCAACTACCAACTGATGGTGAGGAAGTTCCAGCTCTTGCCGAGCATGCTTTTCGCGGGCTACGCGATCAAACAAGCTTTGAAGCGCCAGATAGTCTTTCTCACTGGGTAATTGCCACTGGCTCTCACTGAACCAATGCGAAGCCATTTGCTTACCCGTTGCCTGATGAATTTCTTTAGCACTTATCCCCAACGCTTTGCGGGAATCACTGAAATAATCCACCAGAGGCTTGAGCGTATTTTTGCGCTGTTCCTTGCACTGCGCGGAATAACTTGATGCCTTACCTCTATAAGGACCGCTGTAATGCTCAGCGAAGAGGATCCGCTCAGTGGCTGGGAAATACGACCTCAAGTCTTCTTTGTGCTGTCTGTTCCACGGCCCAGAAGGTTTGGCCCAGATGATGTGGTTCAGAATTTTGAACCGCTCACGCATCAGTAACTCAGTGTCAGCAGCCAAACGCGAACCGCAAAAGACGTACAGGCTGCCTGATGGTTTTAGTACACGCCAGAACTCCGCAAACATCTCGTCAAGCCACGCCAGATAAGCTGACTCGTCAGGCCATTGATTGTCCCATTTGCATGATTTAACCCTGAAATACGGAGGGTCCGTGGCTATCAGGTCAATGCAGTTATCAGGTAAGGTTTTGATGTATTGGAGTGAGTCAGCACAAATAATATTTATACTGTTTAAATTCACAGTATTTTTCATAGATCAGAGACGCCCTTTTTGATAGGCTCCATTTGCTGTGTGCACATCAGCAATGGGCCTAGGTTCGCTCGTGACCAACTAACGGGCGAATGGCGTGCACGATGTTATCAGCATCATGTACGCCGCCCATTCCACAAACAATTTAGCCCTGGCATATGCCGGGGCTTTTCTTTATTCGAAACCACTTCTCGCAGTGGCCGCGCTCATGCCCTTGAGTGCTCTGTAGCTCCTCGCCGCTAATAACTGGTGCGCGTTTGGCTGGCGCGCTGCTCTACCGGTATGTCTTTTTCTTTATTAACCCTCACCAGCGCATATTGCAGTTCGGACCTGCATCTGGCTCCCTCGATGGGGACTCGGGACAGCATCACTACTGCGGTGTTGGCTGACGCCTGCGGTCTGTCCGTTTACTGGTGCATTTTACTATCCTCCAGAAACGACAAAGCCCCGGCGTATGCCGAGGCTTGATATCAGGTATAATTTCCCATCATTGGGATAAATCTAGCCAGATTCGGCAACTTTTGCAACGTCTAAATCACTGGGTCACCTTTTTAAATTCCGATTCCGCCGCCGACTCTTCAATGAAGCATTTGGTGATGAGCTTCTCATAGAACGGTTTCCAGCTGTTGTTCCATGTTCTCTCCGGCAACTCTGGCAATAACGCTTTCACAGCGCGGTGCGCTACTGACGCTGGCAGGCGCGAATAACCAACGCCATGACAGCGCGGGCATTCCTTTTCTACCGGCAGGCCCATCAGAATGGATTTTTCCCGATCGACTACTTTTCCCGTGCCGTTACACCGGCAACGGCTCGATATAACTCCCTTCCCTTTGCATGGCTGGCAAATGACATCAACTATCTCTTCCCCTTCAGTTTTGGACTTCATTTCATCGCGGTAAAGCAGCCCAAGATTTCCAGGAAGAGAATCAATAAGGTGCTGACGGTCGATTGCCAACTGATTTATGAAGGTTCTTTTCTCTTTCAAAAAGCCGGTACCTGAACAGCACGGACAATCAGACGTGGCCGCCGCCGAGCGCGCGTAATCTTCAAAAGCCATCCTCGCCATAATACGCAGGCATTCAGCCATGCGTCGCCCAGCGACTTTGCCGATATGCTTCGGTGCGTGCTGTTTGGCGTATTGTGTGAGCATGCCGACCGCTATGGTTTTGTCCTGCTGGCTGATGCCGGCTTTTGCCAGGAACAGACGAAGGCCGAATTCAGCTCCGCTTTGTGTCATGCCAAGCGCCGCCATGATGTCGGTGATGTTCAGTCCATCGCTGGCCGTCGCGCGGGAACTGTCGCTGATCGATAACCCTTTCGGGGAAAAATGCTTCAAAATCGTTTCAAGGTTCATGCTGTCTCCACACTTATTTTTGTTTGCCGGTAGCGATAACGCCCGTCGCCAGCGCGCGGTCTAATGTCTTCATGACCAGATACATCTGATCACCATGTTCTTCTTCCCAAGCCGGTGTATTCGCATGAAGTGAGTCGTGACACCGTCTGCACAGCGGGATCACGAACAGGTCATGCGCTTTTGTTGCCATACCGCCAAAGCCATTGCCGGTGATGTGGTGCGGATCGTCGGATGGGTCGCCGCAGCCGCAGCATGGCTGGCGCTTTACCCATTGGGTGTATTTTGCGTTTTCGTACCGGCGGCGCTTGGGGATCCGGACATATGATTCCGGCGTCTCAGGGTCGATTGCCAGCGCCAACACAGGTTTGATGTTGTTTGCTAGAAGCTCCTGTGGCTGTTTCTCCCACGGATTCACGTCCGCTTCTTTACCCTGGCCGCCCGGCGGTTTGTATTTAACCCCCAGCGCTTCGCAAATAATTTCTTCCGGCACCTGGTGAACTAGCCCCTTCGACACAGCCCACCAGCAGAGTTCCGGCAAAGTAAGGTGCCGCCCGTCTGGCAACCCATAACGGTACCGGATTGCCTCAGTCACAAACTCGGCTGCGTTCGCCAGCGCGATAGCATCCAGTTTTGGCGATTCTTTTTCCCGAAACTCGTTGTCATGCGCCCAGCACAGGCAGACCACGCCGCGCCCGCGGGGCACCTGTACCAGCTCATGGTGATGAAATTCCCCGTTGTAGTCCGGACACTGGCACACACGGTGGCGTTTAACCCAAAGCGTCAGCGCGTCCATGCCACCAACTCTGGTAATTACCGCTGGTGATGACAGGAAACAAGACAGACGCGGGTCACGTGAAAGAGACTGAGCTTCTGCCGGTACCACACCATCAGGCAGGGTATGGAGTTCGGCTGGCTCGTTGGTGATCAGCAGGCGTTTACTACTGAAGAACTTCACCATGTCCGCTGGCAGTGCGAACTGTACGATCCCCAGTTCCCTCTGAGGATAGGGTTTCAGTAATGCTCTCACGCTGCGTTCTCCTGTCTCAGGTGATCAGCCCACATTCCACCAATCCATTTAATGCCTTTCGGGGTAAATCGCGCCTGGCTGAAATTATGATTACTCGTCAGGCTGGTACCCGTCTTAACCTCAAATCGTCCTGCATCCAGATGCTGGGCAAAAGGCGCCAGCGTGCCGCCCAGCGGATACATGATTTTCTTGTCCAGCAAGAACAGACGGAAATCCGTTTCTTTTGCCTGAAGTAATTTGCATACCTGGCGGAAACCCATTGAGCCGCGGGCAGCGACATACCGATCCACAAATTCAACCTTGGGAGCCGCCTGCGCCAGCTGAGATTCCAAGACCTGTTTCTGCTCAGCCAGATCAGCGGCAAGCCTTAACGCTTCCGGCAATGACTGCGGAATTTGCGGAGTTTTCCCTTCCTCCAATTCAAGCCACCGATCGATGACTCTTTTCCGTAACACCACGCTGTAGCCAGATACCAGCGTTAGGCACAGATCGCGCGGTAGGTGGTAAAGCGGATAAGTCCGTCCACGGTCATCCCGGTAATCTCCCGAAAACTCGGGAGATTGAATATTGAGCTGTTCCAGCATTGAACGGATGTCTGCCATCACATGATCGTGCCGCTTATCACACAGACCAGCGATTTCGAGACTGCTCATTGCAGTGAAGCCCGGATCATTTTTAACGTTGGTTAATGCGTTCATGAAACCTCCTCAAAATCACTGATGGTTATTTCCGCTTTGCCGCCTTTAGTCACCGGTCCCCATTCGACCGTCATGCGTTTGACCTGGCTGTCGTCCTTCCAGATCCCCGCATGAGTCAGGCCATCAAACAGCGCCTTCTGGAAATTATCTAAATCCCGCTTCGCCCTGTTCGGTGGGAACAGCACCAGATGCACATCCAGTTCGGTGAGTAGTGCCGTCGGACGGCTGCGCAACTGCTGATAAATGGCCGCCAGCGCGTTTGAACGGAAGGTTCGCCCGCGCTCGCTGATCAGCACGCCCTTTTGTGTGGAGCGCCAGTAGCCGTTTACGCTGGGCGGGAATGGCAGGATCAGTTGCATGCAACCTCCCCTGCTTTCATCAGGCTGTTCAGCACAGCGTCAGCATGTTCCCCTGCGGCCGTATAATCTGACGGGCAAAGCTCGCCCGTATAAGAAGCGGCCTTGAGGTAACCGCGGTAGGCATCAAGCCAGATTCTCTGAAGTTCATTCATCAGCAATCACCTTCACTGAGTGAGCAATGCGCGCGGCGGCGGTGGTCAGGTGGTCGGGATCGAGTTCAATACCGATGAAACTGAAACCATCAAGAATGGCGGCTTTCCCGGTAGAACCAGAACCCATAAACGGATCCAGTACCGTGCCGCCCGCAGGTGTTATCAGGCGGCAGAGATAGCGCATCAGTTCGCAGGGTTTAACGGTTGGATGAGCATTACGTGCACCAGATGTTCGCCCAGCGCCAGCACGCGGATCATTGAGACCAGCGCTTCCCTCTACGCGGCCGCCGGTCATTTCAGATGCTGTGACTGGTACAAATCTTTCCATTCCTTCATCGCGTTCTGTCTTAGTGACCTTCGCGCAGTAGAAGAATCGTGCGGCTGACCTGCTGATCTCCACTCGAGCGGCATGTTCGCGCGGTGCGTTCATATCGCCATAACAAACGCGTGCGGGCCGAGATTTACCCGTAGTTTTCAGGTCGCCTTGTTGGCCCTTTGCGTCAGGAAATGCGGCGATTACTTCTTCACTACCGTCATGAATGATGTTTGCAGGCCAGCGACCAAGCTGATCTGGCTGCCATTCGGCGCAGTCTGGCGCTTTATCATCTCGAACATGCGACAAGAGTGCGCCAGCGCCACCCGTTAGGGTCTCTTCCGTCGGAACACGGGAGATATTGATGTGCAGCGCGCCGGTACCGAACTGTTCGACGTTCGTCTCAACATTCCCGATAAGCGGTTTGCGAGCCATTACGATCGGTTCATGCGCTGGTTTAAGTGCGGTACCCATCCCGGCGTTTTCGCCATGAAGATTTTTAGACTTCGGAAAACCGCTACCGTAAATCCACATCAGTTGGTCGCGGATCTCAAAACCAGCATCTTCAATATTTACCACCAGTCGGTGATAGGTACGTGCTCCACCAAATGCCAAAAGATGGCCGCCTGGCTTGAGAACCCGCAGGCATTCAGCCCACTGATCAACGGTTGGGACCTGATAATCCCACTTGTGACCCATGAAGTTCAGCCCGTACGGGGGATCGGTGACTATAGAATCGACGCTGTTATCTGCTACGCCGATCAGGACATCTTCACAACGGCCGACGTTCAGTTGATAGCTCATGCTTTCACTCCCTGCTGGCGCTGGGCGCATTCTTTCCAAATCTTGGCCCAAGTCGTTATGGCGAAATCAGCGCGCATGCTGCGAACGCTGGCTTTGCTGGCCTCTGTGCACACCATTTTTTCCAACGCACTCGGTGCCTTAGTCGCCGCAACGCCGCTGATAAACCGGCGGTAAGCCGCGTCGCGCTCAGCCGCATCAACTTCTACCCCACCTTCAGCGGTCCATTTTCCGTTCACACAGACCGGACGCCCGCTCTTCGCCCATTTGGTCGCGCTGAGCAGGTAGCCTTCAAACTTGGCTGGCTGGAACAGAGTTGCCGGGCGAAGATATTCAGCCATTTTTGGAGAGTCGCCCCAGTGAACCTGCTTGTATTCGATAACCAGTTGCAGTTCTTCCAGTGTGTGGCCTTCACGGAGACGAGCACGCATGTTTTCCAGTGAGCTATTAGTGGGCTGGTAGCGGGAACCGGTGATTTGGTTCAGGTGTTTCAGTACCTGTTTGGCTTGATCAGTAATTTCAACTTCGGCGTCGGTCTGCGCAGCAGGCTGACAAGAGGTTTTATTATCTGATGGATCTTGTTT